TACTGACGACATGATCGGTATTCACCAACATATAGTTGAGATGGTTTTCTTGCATAGTCATCCACGGACGTAGACAATAGATTTGATCTTCGTCTTCAGTCCAACTAATAGTAAGCATCATTGCGTTCCGCACAATCAATTCTTTACTACTTTCATCAGGCCATTCGATAACTTCGCAGATCATCTCCTCACCAGATGCGATTCTAACCTGTAGAAAGTTCTTTTCCGAATACATCATTATATAGGTACCTGCGTTATTTTAAAGGGAAACTTCTCACGTGCGTATATTTTTACTCTCTCTGCACTATGTAGTAGTGTAAAGTTCTTCTTAGATTTGATGTGCAGATCATCCGCAATATCATATAACCTTGTAGTACTACCGTTGTCTGACAGTCTTAGTCCCCGTCCAATCGACTGGAGAACACGTATCTGAGACTTTGACGGACTAGCAAATATAATGTTATGGATATTCTTAATATTAATACCAGTACTAAAAGTACCAAGAGAAGCAAGGATAATACTATTGTTCTGTAGATCGACGATGTTTCTGATTTGTTCTCGGTCTGTAGTCTTAGTCTCCCCAGAGACAAAAAAGAATCTCTGTCCATCCTTTAACCTGTTCTCTATTAAAGGCCGTAAAACCTTCCCGTGTTTATCCACAAGATTGAACAAAACAAGAGTGTTTCCCTCCAGACTCGCTGCAAGGTTGGCGATGAAGTTATTACGTTTTTCATATTGAACAATAAAGTCGATTTCATCTTGATAAGTTCTTCCATCAGTTAGTTGACAAAGTTCACGTTTATATTTAAGTAGTATGATATCTATATCTAATTTAGCGAGGTGTTTATCTTCTTGCAGTTTTGCGGTGGTTACCGACGTATATGTGGGGCCGAATAAACCTTCCAGTACCAGTTTATGTACGGTCGTACCGTCTAGGGTACCGGTAGTACCAAATCGATACTCTGCCTCAGTAGACTTGTTCATGATAGAGTATAACGACTTAGACTTGAACCCATGTACCTCATCACCCACGATACACCCAAACTGTTGAAACCAAGGTGACCCTAGTTTATAGATTGATTGCCATGTGGATATGATAACAGGACAGTCGGTTACTTTGTCCTTACCAGAGTAGATACGGTGAACGTTCTTCTCAACGTCATACCCGTATTCATAGAAGTCCTTGTACATCTGTTCAACCAGAGAGGTTGTAGGAACAATTAGTAATAACTTCATGTTGTGTTGTGCAAGATACCAACGTGCAAGAATATAAATGATTAAAGACTTGCCAGATCCTGTAGGACTTAGTATAATGCTTCTCTTGTGTTCGATACCATGTACTATTGCATCATACTGATAATCACGTGGTTTGAATGGTAGGTTCAGAGATTCAATGAACTCTTGAAATGCCATGTGAGGAACTTTGTTCTTATCATAAGGATAACCATACTTACCTTCCTCAACCTTGATACCATAACCACGTTCAGCAGCAAACTTACGTAATGACTCATACAGACCTGCATTGAGTTCACCATTAGTACGGTTAAACAAACGAATCTTGCCATCCCAGATTCTCTTCTTTACCGCAGGCATGAACTTAGCACCCGGTACTTCAAAACAGAAATGTTCAGAGATCTCAGAAACTATGTGAGGTGCACACTCAGTCATCTGCAACATCGCATAGTTTCTCATTTTAAGTTTGATGACTTCCATTATCTAATTAGAACCCTGCTTCGAATTGTTTCCATCGTATGATATTACCAATCGTTTGGTGTCTCCACTTCAACGTCTCTAGTATTTCTTTCAATGTATCTATACAGGTGTTAAGGTACTGGATTTTCTTTTCACTGTTCACGAGTTCTTCGTCCGTCTCAACGAACTGTTCTTTGAACTTGTTAGTAGTTGCACTTCGACCATTGTATGGATCATATTCCCAACCAAAACGATCGATCTCTTCCTTAGACATCTTTCCTTCATAGTATAGATACTTCCACTTCATGAGTTCTTTCTGTTTGAACTCTGCGTCTTTCAGTTTCAGTTTATAGGTTGCATGTAATTCCAAGTACTTACCATGGTTCTTAGATGCTTCTATGGATGACACATCAAGTGCCAGTATTTCAATCTGAGAGTCTTTCTTCCACTCAGTTAATATAGATTCAAGGTTCATTTTTTATCCTATAGTGGTAGTCTTAATACCCAGCCATTATATCATTTAAACTCAAAATAGTCAAACCTGAAGGTCGCTTGAAATGACAAATATTGTTCCTGTGAGGTCGCTGCAAGGTTGATCATACCTACACTTGTTGGGAACCCATTTATATATCTAAATGTTCTATTCACGTTATTGTGACTCGATAAGATCGCCACGGTGATGTCGTTGTACGTTGACCCTTGGTATCCACCTTCCTTATTAGACTCTACAGACGCAGAGGGCAGTCTGTGAGGATTACTGGTTGCAGCTATCATCCAGTTGTAGATCTCTCGGTAAGAGTTCATGTCCTCATCCAACAACACTTCCATAGTCAATGTGCCGAACTCAGCGGCATCTCCTACGAAGGGTACACTGTTGACTCGTGAGAATCCCAACTCTGCTGAAGGTAGGTTCACATCGGGGTGGGATATTGTTTGTGCATAGAACTGTAGGTTAGGAAAGTCTCTCCTACTAATAATTATCTTGAACCCTGACGGTTGCAAGTAATTGGTTCCGCAATCGAATGTGTTAGTTGCCATGAGTGGTGTGTCTCTTAATATGTTTCTGTTATTTATACTAACAATAGGGCTTTACTTCTCAGGCTACATACTGTATAATATGTAATATTGAGATGAGGTAACAAATGATATTAAGTCGCACAGATGCATTATACGCAGCAAACGCCTTCGATGAGTTCTTTGGTAGTATAGAACGTATCGATGAGTATATGCGTATGATAAAGATGGAACGTATGGCGGAGTTTCCTCCTGCCCTGCCTGGCATGGGCCCTGAAGAAGATCTCTTCAACAACTTCGATATCCATCCGTCTGAGATGGAGTTCTCGATCATCGACACTGCGTCATACAAGTTCATGAACTACATGGAGATCGTTACCTCTGCACCTGTAGAGAAGTCAATCCCTGGCAAGACCATGAAGTGGTTGATCAAAGAGAAGAACACCGGTATGGTTGCGGGTATGATCCGTCTCGGTTCTCCTACTATTAATAGCAAACCACGCAACGACTGGTTGGGTAGTCCCCTTGACAGTCTAAACCCTGCGATCATGGAGAGGTTCAACAACTCTGCAATCATGGGGTTCAACATCGTACCTACACAACCATTCGGATTTAACTATCTGGGTGGTAAGTTACTGGCTGCAATCTGTTGTAGTCACTTTACACGTGATGCACTCAACAAGAAGTATGATTCTAACTTCTGTATGTTTGAGACTACATCACTGTATGGTTCAACAAAGTCTGCCTCGCAGTATGATGGTATGAAACCATTCCTGCGATTCAACGGTTTGACAGACTCAAACTTCTTACCACTAATCAATGACAACACTTTCCGCAGACTGAGTGCTTGGTTCATTGATAAGAACGGTGGTGAACCCTTGGTTCCTGTGGATGCATCCTCTCGCAAACTCAAGACACAGACCAAGATGGCATCGATCATCAAAGCCTCTCTCAAAGTCCATGATGATGATGCCTATAAGAAGTTCTGTCAAACCTACGATAATGCAAAGGATCTGACTGAACGGAAACGTTCTTTCGTGTCCACGTATGGTTATGATAATGTACCTCAGTATCTAAACCTCGAAACAGATACATTGATCAAGAAGGAAAACTATGACAGGTTCTCTCTTGAGAACACTACTGCATGGTGGAAGAAGAACGCCACCAAACGTTATGATAAACTAAAATCCGAAGGTCGGTTGAGACGTACCGTAGAAACTTGGAACGTCAACGCAGACGACATTGATATAATTCGGTAAGGACTTGCCAAAACTGGTTTTGTTTTGGTACTATAAGTTATGTAATATACATGAAGCGATAAACGCTGAAGGTTACATAATTAAATTAAATAATGGAGCGAAAGCTATGAAAACTTTAAACGCAATAGTACCTGTAACAACAGGAATGAAAGTAATCGAAATGAGTCACCTCCCAATGGATAAGATCATTTCTTCCAAATTGGGAACTAACAAAAATAGACCAGCGGGCGTCAGTGCTCGTAAGGTTGGTCTTCTGGAAGAGGTCATTCGAGCAGACAAATATCGTCCCGAATACTTTGAACCACCTGTCGTAGTGAAAAATGAAGATGAAACTTACACTATCGTCACTGGTGGTCACAGACACATGGCTCACGAAAACACCGGCAAATCTAGTTTCTATGCCGCTGTTGTTGAGTTCAGTGACGTTAACGGAAAGTCTGCTAACTATTGGAAAATAACTTACCAGTCTAATGAGAACGCTACAGAAGACGACCTAGTCACTAAAAACTACCGCACAGACAAAGGCGTTATGTCCAGTGTGCAAAGTCTGATTAATAGTGGCGATGTTGAACCTACTGCCAAGGGCATTATGGCTGCATTGGAAGATCAGGGATTCAGTTCTACTACTCAGAGAGGTATAAATCTTCTCAATATGATTCGTCTTGGGTTGGGACAGGTTGATGGTGTGACTCGTATCTATTCTAAGTCGGAACTTAGAAGTGTTGTGGAAACGGAAACCACACCATCCACTGCCGTGCTTGTTCGTACAATGAAAGACTCTAGAGGTTTTGACTTAGACTACGATTCTCGTTTGATTAAAAACATCATGGATTCCTATCTGAGTACCAAGAAGTACATCAATGTTTTTCTACACTGGACTGGTCTAAACCCTAGTGATATTCTGAAAGCACGTGAGATTAAGGATAGCGTTCTTGAGAACCAGTATCTAAAAGCAAAACAATTTGTCGAAGCGTATGAGTCCGGTGAA